CGTTACTGTTCTTCATCAGAATGCAGCTCATTTAATAGTTGTCTCAACTTGCTTCCTTCCACTGTGGCCCTGACCTTGCCTACCTCGTCGCCTTTGGTTGGGTCTGGTTCTATCCTTGCATCTGTGGCAGTGCCGTCTGGCGAGATCTTGCTTCTCTGTTTTAGATTGTCATAGATGGTGGATGTTTGTTTCTTGAACTGTTGATATTCTGGATCATCTGCGAGATCTCTTATTCGCAATGTGTCCACATCAAATTCTAGATCCACCTTCTGCCCCACACCACTGCTGCTCCTAGTCTTCATGAACTGCAGTTGATATCTACCGCGCTCTTTCATTGCTCGGCTGGTGAATATACCAAAAACGTTGTCCGCTGTCTGCACCTTGGACAATCCACCCGCTATGTGGCTGTGATCAAACTCGATCTCTTCCACAGACGCCCTGTTCAACTGTGATGCCGTGGCCATCAACATCTTGTATTCCACTGCTAGATTTCTCAACTCTTCTGACACATATTTGTCTTTGATAAACAGATCGACCGGTGATACTCGTTTGCTCTTGGGCATCATGAGATCAAGATAATCTATCAATATGCAATCTATCTTCTTCTTAGATTTGATCTCTAATTCTTTTAGATAAGTTTTGATATCCAACACTGTGCTGCCCGATGGCAGATACTTAATTTGTAGATTGCCCGATTTCTTAGCGAGCAATTTGATCTTCATCTCAACATTTTCGATTTCGGGAAATATCTTCCTTGTGGGTATGTTAGTGATCATGGCATCCAATCTCATCGCCACCAACATCTCGCTCAATTCAAAACTGATATAGCAACAATTCAAGCCAGCGCTGGCCCAGTTCACCGCTAGATTTTGTAAGAACAAAGATTTACCTGCACCTGATCCGCCTGCAAATATGTTCAACTCGCCGCGATTGATTCCACCGAACAATTTCTTGTCGATGCTGGGCCAACCTGTGCTGACCTGTCCATTAGAGTTTTTTAATCGCTCTAATCTACCTCGAGGATCTTCGAAGTAATCCGTACCCATATCTCTAGTCAATCCAATATTGACCGCTGCCTTGATCTTGTCCTCTACAGGAGCATAATCACCATGCTCTAATAAATCTGCAGATTCTAATATGGCACGCTCGAGTGCTTTGTGTCGGGAAAACGTTTCAAACTCATCTAACAACCAAGAGAAATGCGAAGGGTCTAAATCTTTAGCTGATTTTAATTTGATATCAAATTTGGCATTCACTTGCTCCACTTCCGGCAATACTTTATATTGCTCGGAATAATCTTTGATAAATTTTGCGATAGGTTGTAATTTCCTATCAAAGTTATTGCTGTCAAAAATATTCTGTGATCTAGCAAATGATTCTGCATCTGCCAATAACATTTCTAAATATAATTTTTGTACATCAAAAGTATAATCAGCCATAAGTTTTTCTATTTTCTCATACAATTATAACACATTTTCTACTTGAAGCCACTCTAAAAATGTTTTTGGAAATACCTTTAGATTGAGATCCTTACGTCTTTTTGTAAATTCACATAAGAATTCTTTAATATTTTTCTTTTCTAACTCGTTGGGCTCTTGTTTTATTGATTTTAATATGGGCTCATAAAAACTTTTTGGTAATGTTAATAGATCCTGCTCAATCAAATCTTTGCTCATTTTGTCGAGAATGTGCGGACTCATCATCCTGGGTTGATAAGCAAACGTCACAATTATTTTATGCGATCTAAAATGATCGTAAAATTTTTTGAATCCAAATATTGTGAGATTTGACAACGTCGAATGGAATTCAAAATTAATCTCTTCTTTTTTTAATATGTCGATCTTATCAGAAAATTCTGTCCATTTAATTCCATATCTATTAAATTCCAACAATTGTTCTATGTTTTCTGAACTGACTTTTACTACAAGATTTTTTATCTTTTTTAATTTTTTGACCATATTCAAAAATCTAGAATTGCTGACTCCTAATCCTGTGTACAACTCTATCTGTGTCGCAGAAGGTAAATTTAATTGTTCTAAAACGTCCATAAGAGCATTATCCAACAATGGTTCTCCTCCGGTTATCACTAATTTTTTTAATTTTATTGCAGACAGTTCTATTTCTTTTAATAAAATTTGATAATGTTCTGCGTTTTTTAATCTTGGTTGGCTAATTTTTAACAGAGCTTTGTCTTTGATGTTGCCTTGATATCTATCATCTTGTGAATCTGTAAGATTGTAATTGCCATTGTTAATAACATCTCTCCTCCAAGCATTGCTGTATTCTTTGCAGCAGTATGAACAGGTTAGATTACAATCCGCTCCTATAGTTAGATCGATTGTTTCTGGCTGAGTAATAATTTCTTGATGTGTCTTTTCTACCCCACCCTGGTACAGTCTTGGACTTTGCGCACCATTGTCTTCTGCAGACCAGCAGTTCTGCTCACAACTAGCATTGCGCTCATTTCTCAGCATCTGTTCTCGTTCAAACACATTTACTTTGGTGTTAAAAAGGTTTCCCGAATTTTCTTTAAGCCAATCAAAATCAATTGAATGCGGAGCGGCCGCATGACAATTATAGGTCGTTTTGGATCCTAAATCTATCTTTAGGAATTTAAATTTCATTGAACAATAATAGTTTCTATTGTCCATATTTCTTTCTTTTTAAATCTATTTTCAATGCCGAAGATTCTGTAGATTTTAATATTGATTGTAGAGTAAACAATCTGCCATATTTAGATACTGCATCAGCAACGTCTGTGACACTATCAGGCCATTCAGGAAATGCCACGCTCCAACTAAATTCTTTGGCCTGTTCTATAAGTTTTTTACCTGCTTGATCTCTGTCCGGCACCACAATTATTTGCCTGTTTAATCCTTGTATCAGTTCTCTTTGCACGTCGTTGATGTCTGAACCTAATATAGCAACGCCGCTCAATGATATAGCATCAAACGGTCCTTCCGTGACCAATACAAATTTTCTTTGCCAGTCTTGTGCGTCCATGTTAAACACATATCCCGGTTGTGTCTCTGTCCAATATTTTACTTCTTTGTTTCCAGTATCAAACAATCTACCAGTATGTCCGATTATTTCACCATGCCAATAGAAAGGCACGATCACTCTGCGATGAAAATCAGCGGTCTGATCTGGAGAATAATAAAAATCATACCAATCGGGCTCTATGCCTCGTTTCTTCAAATAATTTAATAATTGATCTATTTTTCCATACTGTACAGTTGTGAGATCCTGTGCAAGATATTTTTCCAACCAAATTTCTAACTTGTGAGAATTTTTAGGTAGAGATTTTTTTTGAAAAGTTATAAATTTTTTCTTCTCATACTTAATATCAGCTTCTTCATGACGCATGGCCTCTATGGCCAGTTTCTTAATTGTGTCTTCGGCAATACCCAACCATCTCATAAATGTCTTCATCTTGGTGGACAGTTTTCTTCCGATCACATAACTGGCTGTGTAACCACAATTGAAACAGTGATAACTTAGGGTACCATCCGCAGATGTCATTACTCCTCCACGTTTTCTTTTATCCGGTGATTCACCATTGTACACACAACAAGGCGCATTAAAACTCAACCAACCAGACGGAGTTTTTTTACGGCCAGCTGGCAGCGATGTCAGAATAGTAGATTGGATCAGGTTCATCCTTATATTTTAACGTCTATATAGGATTTTGTCAATTTGCCCGTTATTACCCGTGTCATTGGCCCAACTGAATCTTACATTTTGGTAAACACCTGTAAAATTATAATAGGTAACACCCGAAGAATTACTGAAGTTAATCGTATTGGACTGATCTGTTGCAGCGATATCAAAATAATCAGAGCTATCAGGTATGGCTGCCATGGTTCCTTGAATTCTTAAAGAACCAGAAAATGATTTTGTATATACTGCGATGGTGTGTAATGCTACATTATTATTGGTCCCAGGATTGGCATCTATCGCTGAACTTGTTCTAGTAAGAGGTCCTGTTGTGACAGTAAAACTTGCAATCTCTTCACTATCAATCACATCAGGATAAGCACCATCCAACACTTCCACAGTACCGGCAGCATTATAGGAAGTATCAGCAAAAGTCACTGTTCGAGAGTTATCTGCAGCAACTTCTCTAATAGCATAGTTGTAAAATTTTGCATCTAATTCTAGAAGATCGCCTTCGGCAATATTAATACTAGCAGTGCCTTTCGTAGAGGTCGTGGATCCATCATCTAAAATAGTTAAATTTCTGGTTAGTACGGACTTTTTAGTTTCAGAATCTATCAGCACAAACTCATAAGTTTTAGCTGTGATATCCTGTGCTTTTTGATCTTCGTTTTTAAACGTAAAAGTGAGAGGATTTGACACTCCTTTATACAGTTTTATGCGCCTATCGTACACCTTAGAATTCCTTCCATGATAACCAGATGTGTATACAATTACCACATTGTTTAGTAAATACCTTGATACAGTTTGCATAGTACATTGCTCACTGTATTTATTGAACATACTATGAATGAAATTTTTGAAACATTAAAAAGTAAGTTCCCTTTCTTATCCCTTATACGCAAGGGGG